CATCTGGTGTGGTGTACTGGATGGGAACGGACAAGTTCTATTCCTACGATGGTCGTATCAATACATTGAATTGCGACTTACGTAAATATGTCTACCAAGATATTAATTTACAGCAAAATCAACAATGTTTTGCTGGGACCAACGAAGGTTTTAACGAAGTCTGGTGGTTCTATTGCTCTGCAAATAGCACGGAAATTGATAGGTACGTCATATATAACTACCTTGAAAACACATGGTATTACGGCACAATGAACCGCACTGCATGGTTGGACTCTGGACTAAGGGATTACCCTATTGCTGCTAATCCACTAACAGTTACGACAAGTAATATTGTTAATCATGAATTTGGCAACGACGACAATGCTACGGGCACGCCGGTTGCAATTGATGCGTATATTTCATCAGCGGAGTTTGATATTGGGGATGGTAATAACTTTGCTTTTGTTTGGCGCATGTTGCCTGATTTAAGCTTCTCGGGTTCTGATGCGAGTCCTACGCCGCAGCTTACGATGACGCTTTATCCAATGCAAAACTCGGGGTCCGGCACAGGAACTCCTGTTGCTGCAAACGTCGATAAACTGACAGGCGCGCAGTATGTGATTACTGAGGGCTTTACGGGGCAGGTGTATACACGAGTGCGCGGCCGTCAGATGATTTTAAAAGTGGGCTCTAACCAGCTTGGCACATCATGGCAGCTTGGTGCAACGCGTATTGATATCCGTCAGGATGGCAGACGATGAGTTATATCATTACGTCTGAATCAGAGCTTAGCCGGATCGCAGCCCCTAGTTTGCCGTTGGCTACGCCGCAATACAGCCAACAATACATTGACCAACTAAACAATGTCCTGCGTTTATATTTTAACCGGCTGGATAACTTCCTGTCGCAGCTAAATACTTCATCTGGCGGTGCTGGGATACGTTTGCCGTATGGAGCATTTCAAGACACGGCTTACACCACGCTCAATGGCGGGATTAACAACTCAGTCACTACAATTACTGTGGTCAGCACTGCAGGATTCCCAACGGCTGGAGAGGTTCGTATTGCGTCTGAAGTCATTACATACACAGGTACAACACCCACAACCTTTACAGGATGTACCCGTGGCGCAAGAGGTTCAGCTAACGTAGCACATTCCACTGGCGTAGCAGTAACTAAGATTCAGTCACCTGTAGCAAACACCGCAGTGCCGATGTACCTAAATACAACGGATTTTAGTAATACCGTAAGTATTGTAGACACCACTAAGATCACAGCGGTCAACGCGGGTATCTACAATCTGCAATGGTCAGGCCAGTTCAATAACTCAGATACGGCTGAACATGACCTTTCGGTTTGGCTTCGTATTAACGGTACAGATGTTGTTGGGTCTACTGGTTTTGTAGCGGTCATAGGCAGTCACGGCGGTATTGACGGGCACAGTATTGTTGGCTGGAACTACTACATTCAACTAAACGCAGGGCAGTACGTAGAGATTTGGTGGTCTACAACTAACGAAAAGCTAACGCTTGAATGCTATGGCCCACAAACCGGCCCAACTCGCCCATCAACTGCTTCTGTCGTAGCTACACTTTCATTTGTGTCGGCGTTGCCAACGTAATACAATCAAACAAACCTTTTCCCCCAAGGAATCAACATGGCCACAGCACCTCAAGCCGCAATGGAAATGCCCCAAGAAGCAGGCGCAAATCCCTTTGCTGACCCCAATACGATGGCGGTCTATGATCAGATGCGTCAAACCGTGTCTCCAAAGGAGTTCGGCGACCAGATGTTGGAAGGTGCTGCGCAGACTGCTCCTGAGGAAGTTGCTGCGTTCAGGTCTGCGTTAGAACAAATTGAGATGCCTCCAGAGGCGCTTGACTTGCTCAACAACATGGTTGATGAGATTCTGGCCAACCCAGAGCAATATGACCAGATCCGTGCCAAGTACAAAGAGATGGGCGCGCCTGACGAAATCTTGCCAGAGCAGTTTGACCCCCAGTTCTTCTCTGCATTGAACATGGCCGTGGACCAGATGATTGGCGCGCCTAGCGGTGAGCAAGCGTTTGCCAAAGGCGGTATTGCTGAGCTATCTCCCGTATCCAAAGCTATTGCCGGCTATGGCCGCAACGGCGACACCATGCTTGCCCACATTACGCCTGCCGAAGCGCGCATGCTGCGTCGCAAGGGCGGTAGCGGCACAATCAACCCTAAGACAGGCCTACCAGAGTTTTTTAATTTGTTTAAAGAAATTGGTAATGCATTTAAGGCAGTTGGTAAAGCTGTCAAGAGTTTTGCAAGCAGCACCGTGGGCCGTATTGTTACAACCGTTGCCCTCGGTTTCTTCTTAGGCCCTGCCGCAGCTAGTTTCATGGGTGTAACCTCTGCTGCCGGTGTTGCTGCCGTAAGCGGTTTTGTCGGTAGCGCAGGCGCTACATTGGCTGGTGGTGGCAATCTTAGCCAAGCTTTGAAAGCAGGTGCAGTTGGTGGTTTAACTGCTGGTGTAACGGCAGGTGCGACGGGTGCTTTTAGCGGCACAGACGCTTTTGCTTCTGGCAGCTATTCTGGCGCAGGCTTGACACCTATGGAGGCATTGCAGGGCCAAGCGGACAAGTTTACTGGGATGTTTAAGTCCCCTCCTTTCCCGCAGTACACGGCTCAGGGGGCATTGACAGATAACATTACGACAAACGCAACCCGCGACGCATATGCTGGGGAGTTATATAAGACCAACCCTGAGGCGTTTTACAATCCCCCTGCAGAGCCCACTATTGCAGGGGATTCAATTGCGGCTAAAAAAGTGACATTGGGCGGCGGCCCTGTCACCCAATCAGTGACTCCCGGCGGCGCAACGGTTACTCAGAACGCTACAGGGTTTGACTACACTGAAAACAACCCATTACTTACGCCAGAACAACGGACCGCGGGCCTTAGTGCTGACCCTACGCGAACTTTTGGTGCAGCCCCCTCTGCCAGTGCAACTACTGCTGCAACAGGGAACACAATTGCGCCACCTATTCAGCAGACTCCTACAATTGGGACGGGCCCATACAATACCCCCGGCGTATTAGATTCAGCATCACAAGCCGGCAAAGGTATTTTGCAGATGCTGCCCGGCACAGAAGGTACGTTCTCAGAGGGTTATGAGAACTTTACAAAAGGTGCAGGCAACTTGCTCAGTCCCGGCCCTTCGTCCGCGGAAGTTACTGCACGTGCCAAGGACATCTTGGGCTCAGATACCACAGGGAAAATGACCTATGCGGATGCTTTAAAGGCAGCCAAGACAGAGGGCCCCGGTTTCTTGCGCTCTTATGGCCCTGCTACGGCTTTAGGTATTGGCGCAATCGGTGCTTTTGGCGGCTTTAGCCCCTCTAAAGTGCCTGAGTCCAGCATGCGTAAAACCTTGATGGGGGGCCCCGGATCAGCACAAGACTTGCTGAAGAACGATCCTAGCCGCTTCTACATCCAAGGGTTGCCCGGCGTGCAGTATTACAGCGGTTCTGTGATGAAGCCGCCCGGCATGGCCACAGGTGGTGAAGTACAGCATTTTGCTGATGGTGGCGTTTCTGATCAAGTTGTTGCTGATTGGTGGGCAGAAAACAGCGGCAAAGGTTATTCTGACGCTTACATCGCTGATTTGATGGATGAATTCAGCGTAACTCCAGAGCAGTTTGCTCGCTCTATTGGCGCAAACGAAGCGACTGCTGCAGATATTGCAGATCGCTACACCGCTGTTCCCGAGAACATTACGTTCCGTGACGACAGCGGATACGACTCACAGACCATTGACGCTGTCAGGCAAGCGGATGGTACCTACCTTGGCAACAATGGTCAGGTATACGACAGCGGTGGCACTCCCATAACTCCCGGAACAGGGGGCGGAGGCACTACCGTTGTTACAGATGGCGGTGGCGGTGGCGGAACAACTCGTTCTGCTGCAGACCAAGCTATTTGGAACTATTTTGCAAACAACACAAGTTTGACGGATGAGCAAATCGTCGGTGCAATTAAGTCAAACAATTGGACGCTAGAGGACATTGCGCGGGTCACCGGAACACCTGACCGTCTGTATGAGTACTACCAACGATTTGGAAGAGTGGGGTCTACGACAAGCACTAGCACTAGCACTAGCACCAATACGAGCATTATTAGAACCACTAACACCAGCACTTCAACTAGTACAAGTACAAGCACAGGGGTAAAGACAGGGACAAGCACCGGAACAGGAACATTAACTTCCATCTCTGCGCCTTGGTTCATCAACCCACAGACCTTTGCTCAAGGTACTGCAGGCGTTACTGTTCCTTCGTCTACGTTGCGTCCTGCCGGCCTTCCAACAGATGCTACATCTCGTGCCATTCAAGGCGATCTGCTAGCAGCCGGGCCTACTGCTTCTGATGCAACGATGCAGCAATTTATGGATAAACAAGGGTACGATCCCCGCCAAGTTGCGTATGCCATAAACGCAGGCGTTCCAGAGATTCAAAATCGTTACTATGCGGCTAAAAACGCTGGTATTTTGGGCGCTGCAGCACCTGCAACAACTACCTTAAACCAGCCTTACAATACCACGGCAGGTATCACACAATTGCTGTCACCTACGGGTCCTTTGGGCGAGTTCAGCACACGTACAGCAACTCCCGTGACGCCGGTGCTTCCTGTAACACCTACTGCAACAGCGCTGCCAAACGTTTCGTTTAACAGAACGGATATTCAACAACGCATGCCTAATCTACAAATGGGCAACGCAGGGACACCTTTAAGTGTTCTTGCCGGCCAACCCACTACGTATGGTGTCACAGGCTATACCGATGCTTACTCACCTTTTGCAACTCCGGCCCCCGGAGCTAAATTAATGAACATGGGTGGTATTGCAGGTTTGGCTCAGGGAGGTTATCCTCGACGTACCGGTCAAATTGATGGCCCGGGGACCGCGACCTCTGATTCAATCCCTGCAATGCTGTCTGACGGCGAATTCGTAATGACTGCCAAAGCCGTTCGCGGTGCAGGCAAAGGCGACAGGCGAGCAGGCGCAAAACGCATGTATGCGCTGATGCATCAACTTGAAAAGAACGCAGCAAGAGGTTAAACATGGCAGACGCATCAATTTCTACCCAAGAACAGATAGTCCGGGAAGCCCCGGAAATCGAAGCACAAAAGCTGGCGCTACTACAAAGCGCCAAGGCTCAAGTAGACGCAACCAACCTTGCTGCTCAGCAAGGTAATTTCCTGACTCCAAACTATCAGATTGCGGGCATGACCCAAAATCAGATGGATGCCATCCGTGGTGGCGAGGCAGGTATTGGTGCGTACCAGCCGTATCTCTCTAACGCTGCTCGGCAGTTGGTTGGAGGTCAGCAAACCACAGGTGCTGCTGTTGATGTTTTAAGAGGTGCGGACACGCGCGCTCAATTTGGAGCAGCGCAGGGTTTAACAGGGCTCGCGGCTCAAGGGACTTTGAACGCGGCGCAACCTATTGGGCAGGCTCAAATCTCCCAGTACATGAACCCGTACATGAATATTGCTTTGCAGCAGCAATTAGATGAGATGAATCGTCAGGCCCAGATTCAAGGGCAGGGACTGCAAGCACAAGCTACAAAGGCTGGTGCTTTTGGTGGTACCCGTGAGGGCATTCAACGTGCTGAATTAGGTCGTAATTTGTCTCAAACACAGAACCAAGCGATTGCTAATGCAATGCAACAAGGTTATGGTCAAGCGTTGTCTACTGCACAGCAGCAACAGCAAGCGCAGATGGCTGGATATAACCAATTAGGCAATCTTGGTCAAGGAATTGGATCATTGGCCCAAGGTCAATTTGGTGTTGGCGCGCAGATGGCTCAGGGTCTTGGCTCATTGGGCATGCAACAAGGCAATTTGGGCACACAAGCTGCGGCTTTGGGTCAGTCTGCACAGGGCATGGGTCAGCAGGACATCAACTTCTTGTACAACTTGGGTGCAATGCAGCAAAAGCAGACACAGGGCGAGTTGGATGCTCAGCGTCAAAACCAGTTGCAGCAGAACATGCAGCCTTATCAGCAGTTGGGCTTCTTGTCCGACATCTACAAAGGCGCGCCATCTACGCAGATGGGCGTAACCACTGCTGCTGCCCCCACTCCAAGCCCCTTCCAGCAAATCGCTGGTTTAGGCACAGGTATTTTGTCTACAGCAGCGGCAGCAAAGACCGCTGGTGGACTGTTTTAAGGACGCATCATGAAGAATGAGATTTTGAAGCGCGCCATGTTTGCGATGCCTCTGTCAAAAGAGTCACGTAACAGCGGCATCATGGCTGGGTTTGAAGATGAAATGCCCGAAGAGATGCCTGAGGAGCCAGAGAGCGACATGCCTCAGATGGCCCGCACGCCTCAGAATCCTGAAATCTTAATGAACACACTGCGCGGGGACATGCGTTCTACCAATGCACGTGTACAAGAATTAGCCCAGATGGTTGGTGAGCAAGCAGCACAAGAAACACCCCCAGAAGTTCTTGCTTTGTTGCAAGCACAACTGGCCGCTCCTCAAGGCGGTATCGGTGCTTTGCCACAGGGCCAAGGCATGGCTCCTCCGCCCATGGCCCCCGAAGCAGGGATGCCTCCTCAAGGAGGTATTCCGATGCCACAAGGCATGGAGGGCGCGGGCCCTTTTCCGCAGGGCGGGGCTGAGCAGGCTCCGCCCACACCTGATGGCATGCCTCCCATGACGGCGGCGTTTGGTGCGTTCGTTACGCCATTCACACGTGCTGCCCAGTTCATGGGTGACAAGGCCGCGCAATACGGCCCTGCAGTAAATCAATACTTGGGCAACCTGACCATGCGCGCTCAGCCTACGGTTCAGCGTGTCACAGGCGGTAGCCCTCCCATGCCTTTGTCTGTGCAAGGACGAGAGGCCTTGGTCCAAGGGCCTGCCGGAACGATTGTTCAAGGAACAGGCACAAAGATGGCTCCCTACACAACGATGGGTCCTTTGATGAGCCCTACGTTTACTGAGGGCCTGAAGATGGGTGTGCAGCGTACTGCGCAGGAATACCCACGCGTGGCAGAAGCTTTGTCCCGCATCTCTCCTGCTTTAGCTTTTGGCACCGGTGCATTGGCCTCACTTCCTTTTATGAAGGATTCCAGCACGCCGATGTCTCCTGAGCAAAAGGCTTCTTACGACGACAAGATGGCACAACTGGCAGCGATTGACCAAATACCTTCTTCTCGTACTCAACAAGCGGCACCGCCTCCTGTAGCACCGGCCGCTACAACAGAAGCAGAGCAAGCAGCAATCGACGAGCGCCAATTAGCCGCGCCTGCCAAAGTTGATACTGATCCATTGGGCACTTTCATTGACCAAAAGATGAAACTGTTTAATGAGCGTGAACTTAAAGCAGGTGTCAAACAAAAGACCCGTGCGGAGCGGACTAGAGCGGAATATGAAAACATGTCTCCGTTGTTCCAAGAAATCTTGGGCGACAACAAAGAAGACATTAAAACCAACGCGCTGTTGTTGTTAGCAGATGCCGGCTTTAAGTTGGCGTCTAGTCGTCAGCCTACCTTTGCAATGGCTGTTGGAGAAGCTTCTGCGGGCATTCCAAGAGGACTCATGGCGCTTAATGCACAGGCCAAGGATCGCGAGCTTAAGATCAAGACGGCAGCCTTGTCACAAGCCTTCTCCACTGTTCAGGAAGAAGACAAGTACATCCAACAGTTGACTGTTGATAACAACAAAGCTTTGAACAAAGCAAAAGAATTGATTCTTAAGAACGATCTTGAAAATGGACGAATCATTAAAAAAGACGGCGGTGGTGGACGCCTTACGCTTGAAGACCCAAAAGGCAACTACTTGGGCATGGAGCTTAATGAAAATAGCCCAACGGTTAAAGCAGTGCGTAATAGCCGTTTTAACCTTAACGCTGCGACTAATCCGTATGTCACGGAACGCGGCCCCGCGCCAACTATGGTTGTGGACAAGGATGCGTTACCTGATGTGTTGAAAGGCATTCAACGAATAGATCGTTCATTATCTGCAATTGATAGTGTTTTGGATGATGTTGCAGGCATCTACGGTCCAACTTCCTTCTTCAAGGATACCTATAACAAATTGATTGTTCCTGTGACACCGTTGAGCCCGTCATTGGAAACAGCCGATAAGAAGGCGCGTGTTGATAAGGTGTTAAGTAATTTGAGCAAGCAGTTGGCCAGCGAAGGCGGTGGCGGCGGTAGAGAATCAGTGCAAACACAGCAGTGGGCACGCGATATATTGCCTACGCTTTCTGCAAAATTCTTCTCAGATCCTGAAGTGATGCTGCAAGAGTTCCAGTCGCTTAGAACAAGCCTTTTGAATGATCGACACGTGTACATCACTGAGGCCGGATACGACGGTACAGAGCGGGTAATGACAACTCCTGCTTTAGGAACCAAAAACAGTCCCTTTGTGATTAGCAGCGATCCAACAGAAGCTAACCGGATGTATAACTTCCTTGGAAAAACTGTGGGCACAATATCCAATCCAAGTGCAATTGTTCATATTCGCAAGCCTGATGGACAAGTTATAGCTGTGAACCCAGCCACTTTACGAGGTCAAACACAATGATTGTTAAAGACGTCAATGGGGTAATGCACGATCTCTCAACAGGGCAAGTGCTTGGTCGTGAAGAAGGCGCTCCCACAGAACGCCAAGCTCGCGCTCCGGGTGCTCCAGAAATCCCCTCTAACGCTTTTGACAAGCTTAATCAATTGACATGGGGTTTTCAAACCGCCATGTTTTCTCTGCCCGATGCCGCACAGCGCGCTATTGGGAAACAACTAGGGATGGGGGAAGATGAAGTCTTTCAGTTCACTCGTCTTTTTAACAAATCTCTGCCTGAAAAATTAGGCGGAAGAACAGAACGTGCTCCTCAGAATATCGAGGAGCGTTTTGCCCGGGCCTTTGGTGAAGGCGCGGGAGCGGGACTGCCTTTTTCAGGCTATGTAGCAGCAGTTGCTGCTTCCCGACCTCTTATCTCTGCGGCAGCGCCGGTCAAGGGAATACTAAAAGGAATTGCAGATGATGCTATTAAATTCGCTCAAAAAAATCCAACAGCGGCTGTCGCTCTTGATGTCGCGTTTGGTGCAGGCTACGAAGGACTTCGTCAAGCGGTTAAAGAATCGGTAGACGACAGTAACCCCAATAAAAAGCTGTATGAAGAACTTCTTCCTGCTGCAGCTTTCATGGGCATCCCTGCCGCTGTTTCCGTGCTTCCTTCTGTACGTGCCGCAAAGTGGGCCGCAGGAAAAGCGGGGGGCCCTGCACTTGGGGACGTTCAAAAAGAAATATATGACACGCTTCCGGGTCCGTATAAATGGCCTTTTGTAAATCTTTACACTAAAAATGTAATGAACAAGGCTGAGGAAAAGCTGACAAAAGCATTTGGCTCGTTAGAGGCCCCTGAAACACAGCAAGCCTTAGCAGCACTTAGACAAACGCTAGAAGATCCTCGCGTTGCACAAGCCGGTTTCAAGTTCAACATTGTTGAAGAAACCATGGACCCTGCCATGCTTGCTAAGCAGCGGGAAAATTTAAGCCAGCTTGATCCTAAAGCTGCAGCTTCACACATAGAACGCGAAAACAAAAACATTTCAGCGTTTCAAAAGTTGTTTGAAAACATGTCTCCTGAGGCACGCCTGCCCGTTCAAGAAGCTTTCCGTGCCGCGCAAGCAGAGCGGCAGAAGTTTTTTGACGATTTGGTATTGAGCAAAAAAGATTTGACCGACGGGGAGCTTGCAGAACTGTCCCAGCGCCTCGGCCCACAGAACATTGACCAACTCAACAACGAGTTGCGTGGTGTGTTGATGGCCGACATGGAGGCAGACTTTGGTATGCGCCAAAAGATCATGTCTCGACTTGGCATGAAGCGCGCAACAAACCCTGATGGTACTTTAGCGGACACTCGTTTCCGTGACGGCCCTGACGCCGGCAAATCTTTGCCGCAGTATCCGGCTTTCAACATTGAAGATGCCGCTCGTTCTTTGGTGAACAAGTACTACCCTGCGCGTGCTACAAAAACGCTAGGCGGTCCGGTGCCCGAGCCTATTCGTATTTTGGCAGGCATGGTCAAGGCTACAGATCAAAAGCGTAAAGAAGCACTTGACGGTGCTCTTGACTCCTTAATCAAGCAACGTGTTGATGAACAGCTTGGCAACAGGGATATACCACAAGACGCATACGCCAAACTTATAGAAAATGTCCGTTTATTGGTGGAGCCTTCTTCTGCTAAAAGCAAAAAGCTAATGGACGATGCATTACGGGAAATTAATTTACTTAAGTCTTCTAAATTTAACGTAGAAGTGGGCAAGAACGAAATACCAGTAGCAACTGGCATTTACGGAAAGCCCATCTACATTAATCCTGACCAAATTAAACACGATGCTCAATTAGTTGCACACAATACCGCCACCTTGGATCTGAATTTGCCTGAGGCTTTGGATTTGTTGGCAGCAGCACAGCGTTCGCGCCACGATGCGGTGAACAGCTTTAACAGCACTCAAATGGAAAACCGTGGCGTGCGTATTTCGGATGCACAGCTACTGCTAGATCGTGGTAACGCAGGGTTTAAAGACGTTGAAGATCTTGTCCTCAAGTCCATCCCCAAGGCACGTCAAGAATACGATGCCATGAAGATGATGTTGGACGACTACAACGCAGGGTTTGAGCAGCGCTTGCCATTGCTCTTGACATCTAAACGTGCAGGTGGCCGCGACTTTTTGTTGCCGAACGAAGACTTGATGAAGACAGCATTTAAGACTGCTGAAAATCTGCGTCAACTTCAAACCACATTAGGTAACAATCCGCAGACCGCCTCCATCATTGAACGCGGCGCAATGGATTGGTTACGTGGCCAAAAGGTTCTTACCCCTGAAGGCTTGGTTGATCCTAGGAAGATCCGTCAGGTGTTGGACAAAAACAAAAACATCGTTGAAGCACTTCCTGCTAGTGTGCAGATGAAACTGCAAGACGAAGTCAAGTTTGCCGATGACTATGTTCGCCGTTTAGGAGAAATAGATAAACGCCGCGTAGCTGCAACCGATTCAGAGTTAGACGGCTTATTGGCTAAAGCTACACGGCCCGGAGCTGATCCTGCACAGACTTTGGCCTTGGCAATGCGGGACCCTGCCACCATGCAAACTTTGGTACGGGGCGTGGAAAAAGATCCAGAAATGCTGGCAGCTTTGCGCCGTTCGGTATTTGACATTGCACAAGGTGCGTCAGAAAAAGGTGGATCACTTAAGTCGTTCATTGATACTAACGAAAAAGCATTAAAGGTGCTTTTTAAGGACGCTGGACATTTAGAGGATTTAAAGAAACTGTCTGAACTGCAACGCCGTGTATTTGCTTTCTCCGACGTCACGGGAACAATGCCCCTCTTTGAATCAACAGATGCGGCTTTAAAACGTTATTTAGGCTTCGGTATTCAGTTTGGTACCACCACGCTGCGCGAAGCCGCTGTGGGCCGAATTAACCCCACTACGGGCGCTTTAGCGCTTGGTTTGAGGGTGGCAGGAAGTCTGGAAAAGGACGTATACGCCCGCATGATGACGCGTGCGCTAGAAAGTCCTGAAGCGGCCAAAGCTTTGACAAATGTGGGCTCTCCGGCCGAGGCAAAAAAAGCAGCAGCAGAATTGCAAAAGATTGGCATTCCCTTGTCTAAGTACATGGGTGATGTTGCACGTGGTAGCCTGATGCAAGAAGCTACACAAGCAACACTGGAAGGTCGACAAACCCCAATTGGAGACATGCAAGGTCTTCCTGTTGTACCAAAAACTTCTGCACAGCAGATGCTCCGGGCCATGCCACCTGCTCCACCCACACGTGGAACAGACTTTAATTCCCGCATCCCCATGGGCGCTCCTAAACAACCGGGCAGTACACAACTGATGTATCCTATGATGTTCCCGAATGACCCGATCAGTGGATTGCTGCAGCAACGCCAAGCCCAGATGCAGGGCCAACAGCGATAACGGAGTTACGACATGAATTTAATTGGACAATTAGTTGGCACGCTGTTTATAAGCCGAGAAGTAGCGCATCGTGCGCACTTGGCCGTAACAGGGGCCGGAAGCTTTGCCAAGCACAGCGCGCTGGGTGAGTTCTACCCTGCTGTGGGCGACCACGGCGATAAGATTACAGAAGCCTACCAAGGCCGCCACGGCATCATTGAGATCCCTTACCTCAAGTATGAGGATGAGGGTGACATCGTCAAGTGCTTGGAAAAGTACATGGATGATATTGAAGAATTACGTTACGGCGCGGTAGACAAAAAAGACACAACCATTCAAAATCTGATTGACGATGCACTTGCAACGTACCTAAGCACCCTTTACAAACTAAGGCACTTGAAATGAAAAAAGAAGTCTGGGATAAAGAAAGACCAAAAGGTCTTGGTAAGCCAAAAGCATTAACTCCTGCCAAGAAAGCATCGGCTAAAGCTGCTGCAAAAAAAGCGGGCAGACCCTATCCAAATCTGGTTGACAACATGCGCGCAGCACGCGCAAAATGACAACGGGATTTCCTGCAGTTGTCTAAGGCTCTCCTCCTTTGACAATCCTTAAGCCCCGAGGCTCACGCTTCGGGGCTATTTTTTAGGAAGCTTTCAACCCTGCGCATCCACATGTCTTTGTAGTTGTCAAACTCACGGCCACAGGTCACAAACTCCTGTGTCTCGCCGTTCTGAGCAACCATCATGATCACCCCTTGTTCAATCTTGGTCCCATGCGATACATCGTGCGCCAAGGCATACGCCGCAAGCTGCACAAAGTAGTCTTCAATCCACTTGCGCTGCTTCATTTTGTTGGTCTGCTTGAAGTCAATAATTGCAGAGTGATCTTTGTACACACCGATGCAGTCTGATGTGCCGGCATACTTCTCGGGGTAATACAGCGGGATCTCTGTGCCCCACACTTCGTTCACATGCGGCATAAACGTTTCAATCAGCTTGTAGCCCATCCAATAACCCTTGACCGCGAGCCACGTGCGGGGTGTTTCCAGCGGCCTGTTCAGCAGCAGTCTTTCCACAACACTGTGCATGTGCGTGCCCACATTAGCAGCATCATTTCTGATCTTCTCCGCTTCGTCCTGACCAACCCTCGCGGCCCACGCATCGAGGTGTGATTTGTCTTTTGTGCCTGACAGGATTGTTGTCACGCTAGGCACGGCAGGCTGCCCTTCCAGCGTGTAGGTGCGCCCTTGCTCGGAGTCGATGCGGACCAGTTTAGGGTAGACGTATTTCTTGCGGATAGGTACGAGTTGCATCATTTGATCCATTCTTTAATTTCTTCGCCAAGCACAGCGCTTGCGATATTGATTTTGTTGCGTAGCGCCTTGACGATGTGTTCATCCACAGTGTTAGGAGAGACAAAGTCGATGTAGGTCACCTTGTCTGTCTGCCCGATACGGTGCGCCCTGTCCTCTGACTGCAGGCGCTTTTCCAAATCAAAGCTGTTGCTGTAGTAAATCACAGTCTTGGCTTCTGTCAAAGTAATGCCGTAGCCGCCAGTGCTTGGATTGCCAACAAAGAAACGCAAGTCAGAGTTGGGATCCTGAAACTTTGTCACGATGTCTTGGCGCTCCTCGGCTTCTGTGTCGCCGTAGTACGTTGCAACAGAAGTCATGCCGTATTCCTTTTGGATGGCAAGCCTGATGTTTTCAATGTCCCTGCGGTAGTTCGCCCAAATGATTACTTTTCCACTACATTCTTCAAGCGTTGCAAGCAATTCGTTCACACGATTACTTGGGATATCTATCTGCTGCCCATCGTCAAGCTTCACGTGGCCACAGCAAATCTGGTGCAGCCGCATGATCTGCGTCAGCGCATTGTTGGTGGACATCAAGTTGCCCTCAACCATAGCAAGCGCCATCAGCTTCATCTGGTTGTAGTACGTGGTTTGCTCCTTGGTGAGTTCAATCTCACGGCGCACAAACACCTTGTCAGGCAGGTCCAAACATTCATCCTTGGTCACGCGAAACGAAAAGCGATTGAGCTTTTGCTGCAACTCATCCAGATGTCTGTAGCCCACTATCTGCTTGAACGTGTGTGTCGGCATCTTGCGCTCAACCAGAATGGCGTAGCGTGCTTGGAACGCGTAGTAGCTGTAACTGTTCAAGCACTCAGGCCCAAGAAACTCGCATTGGCTGTATAGATCCAGAGGTGACTTGGTGACAGGGGAGCCTGTGGCAATACGCCTGTACCGCGCATCACGGGCCACTTTGATAATGCTCTTGGTGCGCTTAGCGGATGGGGTCTTGATGGTGGTGCTTTCGTCCACTGCCATGAATGCATTTGTCACTCTCAAAAACGTGCGCGCATGGGCTACACCCTTCTCTGTGCTAAACGCTTCGATGTTCATAATCAGAATGCGCATGCTGTCCACTGCATTCATCATCTTGTCCATCTCCTCACGCTCTGCTTTGCGCGGTGTAGGCGACCAACAAGCCACCGTTGTAGGAACGTGCTCTGGCATATGCTTTGGCAATTCGGATGTATACCAGTTGCGGTAAACGCCCTTTGGCGCTACGATGAGCATAGAGTTGAT